TAAATTATTTATGTATTTTTCGGTTTTTGTCGCTGTAATTTTTTTCATAGTAGTTAGTGGTGATTTATTTGAACAGGTATTACTACAATAAGATGCAAAACCATGTTTAATGCTACCATTAAAATTACATTTATTTCCACATATTGGACAACATGGAATTTCTTTTATGTCCTTTAAATATAATAATATTTTTTCAATAAATAAAATTGAATCATTATTTGAATTCAAAATAATTAAATTATATAACTCTAATTGATGTTTCTTTAACCATTTTTCTGTTGACTTATAACCTGACTTATTATCAGTTGTAAACCAATTTAATAATTCGTTTTTATTATATAATAATATATTATTTTCCATTTTTCATGTCATTTTCTAATAATACTCTTATTCTTTTAGATAATGAATATCCGTTTTCTTTGCAAAACCTTAAATAATCTGTTTTAAGATTTTGTTCTAATCTTAAAATAATAACGGCTTCTTTATTTTTAATATTTTTCATTGTATTATATTTTATATACAAATATAAATACTTTAAAGTTATAAAACAAGAGTATTTATAAATAAATAATTTAAGTTCAAATTTAACGATGAAAAAGAAAAAACAAATAATTGACTTAGAAGATAACAGATTTGGAATGTTTATGACTCAAAATTCTTTTGATCTGGATGTTATGTACGGTAGAAATTTTTTACAAACTGATAATGCACAAGAAGTTACTATACATAGAATCAATATTATTGAAACTAAATCGCATAATTTATACGGTCAAACAAAAGCAAGGGACAAAAAATATATGACACCTGTCAGGATATCTGTAATGGTTAACGTTGAAGAAGGCAAACAGGAAAACTATGGTACAAATCCCGGGGGTATTGTCCGTGATGATACTGGTCTTATTAGGTTTGGAGTATATCTTAAAGAACTGGAAGAAAAGAATTTAGAAATTAATCGTGGTGACATTATTGAATATAATATGAGTGGTGAAAAAAGTAGATATTATGAAGTTGAAAGTGCCAATAATGTTACTGATGAAACTAAAAAAACTATTGGCGGGTTCAAACCATATTTTAAGCGTGTAACGGGTGTACCATTCAAGGAAGACGTTACTCCTTTTTTGAGCGAAACCAAAGGAAATTAATGAAATAATTTTAAGAATAAGGATATTCTTGAAATTCTTCAGTATTTATATTAAAAATAACTTTAAATAATTAAAATTTACGACAATGAAATTAACTCAGACAACTTACAGACTTTATGAAAGAACTGGTATTAATCAGACTGGATATACAGATGATGCAGCAATTACAGCAGCACTTAATGCACTTGTAGCAAACGTAATCCCCGTAACTCCAAACAAACTTGACACTCAAGACTAATTATTTTAAAATATAGTCAAATGATATCTATCTAATAAGATAGGTATCATTTGTTATTAATAAAAAATTAATATTATGGCAACAGTAATACATTTAACAACATTACCATTATCAGGGGTTAGTAATACTACTGCAACATCTGGTGGTAAAGTTACTGATATTACAGGTGGAACAGTTACTTCTGTAGGTATTCAAATACAAAAAGGTTCTGAAACTGGACGTACAACAATCACTCATTCATATGGTGGCATAAACGTACCTTTTGTAATTCCAATAACTGGATTATTACCTGAAACATTTTATAGTATTGTAGCATATGCTGTTACTACAACCGGAGGAACTGGAACAACAACTAATTTAGATTCTGCTGTAACATTTACAACAGCACCAAATGCACCACAAGTCGGAAAAATAACACAACCTATAAGTCCAAATGAAACAGGAAGTATATCGTTTATTAATTTACCAAATCATGCAAATACTCTTCGTTGGTCTGGCACTGCAACTGGTTCAACTGGTGGTTTTACTACTGGTGTTACCGTAACTGGTTTAACTGTGGGAACTTATTTGTTTTCAATTAAAACTGATTTAAGTCCATATTATTCTCCAGCAACAACTGTTACAATTAAAGCAACTGAGAATGTGCCAACTGAAATTAATTCAACTGGTTATAAATTATATGAAAGGAATGGTATTGGTGATGGAGCAGCTTTCGATGCAGCTTTTGCTGAAATTGCTCATACAATATTTGTTGAGGTAACTTATACTCCTGAAGAAATTGTGCTGGGAAACATTAAATAATTATGGAAGCATTAACAATAATAACAGATAGATTTTTTCTCAGAACAGGTATTTATTCGGGAAATGCTGCTGATTTTGAAACTAATCCTGTACAGGCACAAACAGATTTTAATACTGAAATTGCAACAATTGATAAATTGAACGTAGATAATCAAGCAAAGATTGCACTTGATGCAGATTTTGTTACTTCAGGAGATACAATAGCTTCCTATGATCAAAGTAATGATTTTAATGTTGGAAATACTCCAATTCCTGCACCATAAAAAAATTATATTTTATTTATAATAATATTAAAGGAGTCAATTAGACTCCTTTTTTTATATTAAAATATTTATTTCTTATCTTTTCAAGTTCATCAACCAGTTTCTTATGTTGTTCTTTTGATTGAATGCCTAAATCTGACCCGTATTGCTCAAATATGTCAATAACAAATACAATAAATTCTTTTTCCTTATCAGAAAAAAATATTCCTTTCTTTAAGAAATAATATATCGCCAGAGAAAGAAAAAGTACTGCTAATGCTAATAATATGAGCAATATGTATAATATTATCATTCAACGTAATTATTTTGATAATTTCTTTTTTCTTACTAAAGCAATATGTGCTTCTCCAATAACTTTTAGCCAAGGCATTGAAGTACCATTTTCACGATAATCATCAATGTATCGTTGTATCTTTGAAAAAAATCGTTCTTCTTGTGATTGTCCGTTATAGACCAAACCTCTTTCTTTCCAAGTATCACCATAACGAATTTCATCATTTATGAGTTGATTTTCAACATCAATAAATGTTTCATCCAATTCATCAAGTAATTTGATATTTTCTAATCTTTTGTCCATAAGTAATTTGATATTTTTTAATCTTTCGTCCATAATTAATTAATTAATGAATTCTTTTTTTATTTTCTTTTGCTTGTGCATTTATAACTCTAAATGCTATTAAACATTCTTCTAATGTTCTAAGTTGCAGATTAACTCTCAGCACTGGTGCAAGAGCATCATGCATTTCTACATCGTGTTTATAATTATTTGCTTTAATCCTGTCATTAAAGTGTTCGAGAATATCATCGCGTTTTTCAGTGATATATTCTATTGCTGTCATTATATCAAAGTTTAGTTCTTCAGGTTTAATTTCTTCTGCCATTTTTTTATTTTTTATTTTCTTCATTATTTTTAAGTTCAAGTTTATATGTTCTTACTGCAATTAAAGCATCTTCCATTAATTTAATGCTTTCGTTCTGTTCTAAAATAATATCAATTTTAGATAATATTTCATCTCTATATTCTTTAAGTACACCACCTTTAATTAATGTAGCCAAATCATCAAATGTTCTATCACGTTTTTCCATAGCAAGTTTGATAGCCAGTAATAAGTCTGAATCAATTGGAATATCAAATGAAAATTGATACTTCCCGATTTGCTTAAAGTTTCTTTCGCCCATTGTTATTCAATATCAAATTCAGTAACAACATGTTTTTCTTTTGGTGTTACTATTTCGCCTTTAATTATTAAAATACCTTCACCCCAATAATTAGTATCGCTATCATCATTAGGTATTTCATCAAGAAATTTTACATCACTACCGTAATCTTCTTCATTCAAACGTTCAAGTAATGCTTTTTTTGATATATTTTCAACATGTGTATCACCATCCAAATTTCTAATAATAAAATATTCTTCCATAGTAATTTATTTTTTTAATCCTGTATTAATGATGTTCTGAAGTAAATCCAAATACTGCTTCATTTTTAATTAAAATTATTTCTTTTTATCGTCTTTTGATATTGTGATTCTGTAGATATCACCTAATTTATTATCGTATCTTTCGATTAAAGTAAATATGACACTTAAGTTGTTAGGGTCAATCATTGTGGGACAAACAGACCATTTTGTTTTATCAATATGATCGAATAAATCCAATATGTCTTCAACAATATCTTTGGGTGCACTGGTTTCAATCTCTGTTGAATTCAACATATCAGAATCGTATGAATTTACTTTATAGTATTCCATGATTAATTATTTTTTATTTCTTCTTATTATTTATTGCTTCAATCTCACGATTGATGCGGGTGATATCACCAGTTGTTAGTGGTATAATGTTTGTAGTTGTTTTACCGTTAATTTTTTCAGGTTTTGTACCCCTTACGAGTTGTGCTTCAAGAACTTTCTTGGCATTCTCTCTTCTCATTTTGTTTCCAGTTGTGCCTCTCATAATTAATTATATTTTATGTTGATTTATTTTCATTTCAGCGAATTTAGCAATTAACATCATTTCAAAATCAATTATCATATTATATTCATCTACTTTAACCTTTTCCATTAACCATGACTGTTGAAATTCCTTACAAGTTTCTAAGACTTCTGTTTCAGTTAAATCGACAATTTTTGCAATTCTATATAATAAAGGAAATAAAAGAGGTTCAATTTCTTCTTCATGTGTGTCGTCTTTTGTAAGCCAGTCCATCACAATATTATAGCAATTTACTACCATTTCTTTTCTGTCTTCAGGAAGTTGTGCTAACAATCCAAAATCTTCCCATTCTTCTTTTGTATATTCTCTAAATTTTTCCATAGTTACTTATTTTTATGTTAATTTATTTTTATTTAAATTCTCTTTTTATTTTGGGTAATTGAACAATGTTAAATTTTGGTAATGTTTCAATCACATGAAAATGTTTATACCATAAATGTGCTGGTATTCTTTTTTTTTATTTTATCTGTTATCTCCACTTCCATGCACAGTTCCTCTTGTATGTCTTGATTGTAATTTTTCAATATTGCCAGTTGCAACACTCTCCATTGTAATGCCAAGATTTTGACACATTGAAGCAATGTACCATAACAGGTCCCCTAATTCTTTTGCTATTTCATCTTTTGCTTTTTCTGTTATAATACCGCTATCGTCTCTAATAATCTTTTTAATTTTACCTTGTACTTCACCAGCTTCGCCCAGACCCAATCCATCATAAGTAAGTCCTATTAATTCGATAACATCTTCTGGTAAATTAGGATGTTCAACTAAAAATCTTTGTAATGATACTCTCATACCAACAGCACTGGCTTGATATTCTTTAAATGTTTTTATCTTCATTACCAAGTACTTTAAAAACTTCTATTAATTTTTCTGGATTAGCTTTGTCTTCTGTTGCCATAAGTATTTCACCTGCAGCCATAAGTTTGTCATAATCTTCCTGCATTTTACGTGCATTTTCAATCATTTCTTTTGACTTTGAAAGTGCAAAACGTGCTTGAGAACCTTCATCCATTTCAATAGATGAATATATTTCACCATTAACAGGACGACTTGCTTTATAATTTTCCTTATTAGCATAAAACTTTAATGCTTCTTGAAGTAAGCCAACTAAATTCTGATATTCTTCAATACTATTCATAAATTGCTTTATTTAAAAATTCTTTAAATTTTTGATAAATTTCTTTATCATTTTCAACTAATTTGCCTTTCCAGAAAAAACCTTCTTTATTAATTCGCATCATTTCATTATTCTGTCCCACATAAAAAACAATATCGTTTGCTTCATAATCGGGTTTAACTATAAAACAAGCATCTTCAGGTAATTCCTTACCATAATATGTTCCTGTGTCACCAGTAACTTCTATTGTACTATTCATCTCGTCTAAATAAATTTAAAAATCTTTGGAGTAATGTTGGTTTTTTACATTCACATTCATTTGCGTCAACAAAATTAAATTTAAATGTTGAGGTATAACCACTACTTGCAAGATACTCCTGACCTTTTTTAAGTGGTATTTGTTGTTCGGGAGTTCCGTTTAAATCATAATGTTCATTCATCTTCTTCTTTATTTTCATTTTCTATTATTTGATCTATCTGATCTTTCTCAATTTGAGATAATTTTACTGCTTCCACAATTTCTTTTAAATCTTTTACTTCATTTGGATATAAAGTAAATTCTTTACGGTATGGATGTCTTGGATTTTTGTTTATACGTTTAAAGAACCATTTACCTTGTGATTCAGCTTCTTCGAATTCTTTATACATTTCCGGTGTGACATTACTATACGAATAGGTCTCACCACGATTGAACGCAATGTAGAGTCTTTGGTTATTAGGAAAGTATGTGGTTTTTAATACATTATCTGATACAAACACCGATTCTATGTATCCTAAACTACCATCTTTTTCACGAATTTCTTTGTGTTCTGCTAACATACTTGTATTTTAAGTACGCAAATGTACTGAATTAATAATTAAATAGCAAGAGTATTTATATAAAAAGTTTATATGTCATTACCAAAGAAAGTAAAATTAACACTTGATATTAATCCACCGAAAGTAGGCACTGAATTTCTAAAGTATGGTATGGATAGAATTGAAGAGCTTATGCGCTTAACTGATGTTAACACTAAATATCTTCCAAGAACAATACTACTTGAAGATTTAGATCAGGGACTTTTTGATTATATCAACGCTGATGGTATGAAATTAGTTATTGATAATAAAATAGTGCCACCTTTTTATCTTGATAATGATCGTTGGGGTGAATTCAGTAAGACTTGGAAATTCATGGATAATGATAAAAACGTACCAACTCCTTATATTACAGTCAGACGTATCGATAAACAAAAAGGTACACGTCTTGGCACAAAATATCGTATACCACAGCCACGTAAATTCAGATATATGGATGTGCCAATATTGGACAATGGTGAAGTTATTTATTTAAGGTTTAAAATGCCAGAACCCACAAATGTTGACATGATTTATGAAGTTGCGTTATTTACCAAATATAGAATTGATGTTAATACATATGATGAACAGGTTTTAAAAAACTTTGCTTCACGTCAGGAATATCTTTTTATTAAAGGTAATCCTTTGCCATTGCTTTTCGAAGGTTTTGCAGAAGCTAATCCAATTGAAAATATTGATGGTGATAGATTCTTTGTCAGCAAGTATGCTTTAAAAATATTAGGTTTTATTCAAGACGAAAAAGAATTTGAAATTGTAAAAACATCAAGGAAACCAAAAATAGGTTATGTAATAACATAAGTGTTTGTCTTATAATTATATGTATTACCGCTTGGTGGATTTTGTTGTAAATTATCCATATTATCTACAGTATTATTAACCTTATTAACATATAAATTATTGTTAGCAATTTCTTTTGCCTTAATATATGAATATACAGTAGTTAATATTTTCCAAGTCATATTAGTTAAATCCAATTGTGCTTTAAAAAATATTCTTTCAGGTGTTGTCAGACTTTCATTATCCTGATTATAAAATGGTGTTATGTTACCAGTTTTGGCATTATAAAAACTGAATTTAACATATCCGATAACTGTTGAACCAGTTTGTGCTTTTATATATGATAGTGGAACATACCAACGATATAATTGATTACTTATAAGTGTTCCAATGAGATATTCTGGAGTGTATGTTGATAATGAAATATGATATGGTTGTAAAATTTTTGTTAAATATGTTGTGAATATTTTGGTTTGACTATTAAGATCGGCTGTATCATAAAAATCTAAAATAAAGAAGCTGTTAAGTAAGTTGTTGTTATTGTTAGCTATTTCATCATTTGTAAAGCCAGCAGCATTAAATGTTGTCTGATATGTGCTTGCAGTTACATTATAAAAGAAAAATTGAAGTAAAACATCATTTGTTGGTGCAGGAATTAATGTAAATCTTCTTACTTCTCCATCAATTACTGGATTTACTAAATCAAGAGCAGTAAATTGTGTTAAATTATCAATGTCTTCTCCATATTCAATAAAATTTTCATTTGAACCTAATGAAATTATTAAATTCATTGTATTACCAGTAAATGTATTGCCTGTGTTACCGCTAATACCAACCAAACTGGCATTAAATCTTATTTTTTCTCTAATCATAGACATGGTTTTCCAATATCACTAATATCAGTAATCGGTACTGTTGTTATTTTTGTAGCATATCTGCTATACCATACTTCTGCAAATGCAGCTAAAGTGTCTGCATCATTCAAATCTGGTGTTATATCTAATATAAAATTTGAAAATAAATATCTTTTTTTATTCATAAAAGGATAATTAACTCCTAAATTGGTTGTTGGGTCAGTATATCCTTGTGATAATATATCTCTCCATACATAATTTCCAAAATTATCTATTTTTGTTGCATAATATGGTATTGCTGTTGTTTGATCATATGAGGTACTGCCAGTATTTACCTGATTTAATTCATCTGCAAAATATCTTAATCGAAATGAAATAAATGGATTGTATTTCCAGATTAAACGTTTATTGTTATTGTTATTGTTAGTATCTTTATAAGGTGTTTGAATATAAAATGTTTGTGGCGATAATTGTACCTGAAGAAAGTCTATATCAGAATATTCTAATAAGTCACCAATTTTAGCACCAAAAAATGATTGAACAGTATCTCCGCTATTTAATGCTATTGGTGCAAATGCAAAACTACTTGAATTACCACTTGCTGACCAGACCGTGCCTGATAATATTTCTGGTGCGCTTAAGCCATTAGCAGTTGGTTTATATTGTGCATATAAAAATAATTCAGTTAATGGAAATCCAAATCGATCAAGATATTGTGAAACATCAAAATCTTTGTTAAAAGTAAATGCATATGCTTGCTCCCCATATACGTTATTTGAAAAACCAGCAGGAAATATTTCAAATTCTTTTGGTGTTGCAATTATCTGAAAATATCTTGTCCATAATATAGTACTTCCTCCACTAAGAATTTTTGTATAACCGCTACTTGCTGGTTTAACAAGATAAAAGTCAAAAGAATTAAGAATATTTTTACAGTTAGTTAATTGAGGATTAAAAAAATCAGAAAATTGTGTATAAGCTATATTTAATCCGTTTAATAATGACATGTACTCAACTTTGCCGTAAATTCTATAAACTTCACTTGCTTCTCTCTCACTATCAAATATGTCTGTAGCACTAAGTATGTTTCTAATATCATATTCATTAATTAACGATAATTTGTTTGATAATTTAATTTTTTCATAATTATCAACATTAACAGAAGCAACATTTTTTAGGCTATTGAGTAATATCTTCACTTTTTATGACTTTACTATAAATACCTTCAAAATTTTTATCTTATACAAGTCCTAATGATATAATAAAATCGATACAGTCTGCAGTATTAAATCCTTTATAAAAATATGTTTTAGGGTCAGCAGCAGCAGATGGATTACCATTAAGTTTACCACCATTAAATGGACATGGTGTTGTACCATTACGATATGTACCTGTTAAACCACTATTATTAAATCCTTTTTGAGAGTAATTATTAATCTTTAAAATATCTTCTTTAGGTACTTTAATAAAATCTGTCCAATGTAAATCTGAACGAGCAAACCATTTAGTATTAACTTGTCCTGCTGCAATTGCTTGTGTGTTATCCTCTAAAAAATAATAATTATCGGGTTTATCACTATCACTAGGAGTAGCAGAAAGAAGTTGGTTTGCAAAATTTGTTGCTGTTCTCAGGTGATCAACACTGCTAAATCCTTTATTTATATAACCAAATTGTGGTAAATATACTGTAAAATTTAACCAGTTTGCACCAAAAAATTGTCTATTATTATGATCATTTGAATTACTAATCATTTCATATTTGGCATTACCACTAATTTCATCTCCTTCAAATGTACCATCATTTGTTTGTATAATTCCAGTGTTGAAATGATAATCATTATTAGGACTTCCAGTATTATATGGCGAATTAATTCTATCTGCTTGTAAAAAATTTGTACTGATATCCCAATGTTGATAATCATTAGTTTCTTCTGTATTAACCACTGTTCCATGAAAAGTTGCAATACTATATATTGTTCCACCACTAAAAGTATAACTTTGTTTTCTCCAATTTTTTGTTGCAACACTATCTATTGAATTTATTGGTGGTGCAAATGATTTTGTAATGTCTGCATATTGAGGTATTTTTAATTTAAATCGATATGGTATAACTGTTGTATTTGCACCAATACTACCAGTAAAATTCATTGGTATATCATCTGATGTCATTTCAACAGTAATAAATCCTCTAAATTTTGTAAAAACACCGTTTGGTGACGAATCTGATATTGGAGTTTCAGCACCAAATTCATCGGTAATAATTTTATTACGATTACAACTTATAATAAAAGCAAAATCGCCATCTCTTTTATATACAGAATATTCTGATGGGTCTAATAATATCATTTTATTAGAAATATCTATATTACTATTATTAATATCACCATCAGTTATATTTGCAGGATAATAATATATTTTTTCTGTTATTTTTCCAATTCTTTTTGACATTAAACCAACATTGGTATTAGCATCATTAGTATTAGCATCAACTTTTATTGCATATAATTCTCGTATATTTTTTTCGCTACTATCAACATTTTCACCCCACATTGAATCAGCACCATCTGTAAATGCACTTCCAAAAATTGTAAAAGTATTTAATAAAGTTGCACGAATTCTAAAATCTTGTCGGGTAATGCCAATTGTGAAATTTGTGGTATCACCCCAGAATGGCATAATTTCAACACTGATTTCCTGTGTTTCAATATTGGGTAAATCACTCAGATCAGTGCTTGGTTTAATTTTAGAATTATTATCCGTAAATAAATTTGGCGAATACCCTAAATTTGTTACCATAGCAGCAGGTGTCATGCTATATTTACCGATATCAGTAATATCTACACTTAAGTGAATTGTTTGTGTACCTATTGGTACGCCAAATATCATATAATCACCACTATTGTTTGTTAATGCAGTATATTTATAATATTTTTTATATACATTTAAAAATGTTTGATTGGTTACTAATTCTGGTTTGATTGGAAATGAGCCAAATGGTTGTTTTGGTGAAGAAATTCCAGTATTTGGGTCAATTACTGCAACACGTGGCAACAGATTATATCTTTTTCCATCACTGTTTTTATCTCTTGGAGTTGTATAAGGATAAATGCTGGATATTTCACTATCGTTTGCATCGGTGCTATCTAATGGAATGAAAATACTTATTTTAGCATTTGGTACACCTATACCACCATTTGCAATAACTCTTCCTACCAATACACCATAATCTGCGTTAAAATTCTGATAAACATCTTTAGTGCTGAGATTCATAGAAAGAAATTCAAGAGTATCAACATCCTGATCAAGTTTTAGTATCACATAATTATCTGAATTTATTGTATTGCTGTTTAATTGAATGCGTTGTGATTTATTCATAAATTAACCATTTTCAATAAATACTATTACTAAAATTTTCTATTTTATAAAATATTTTCAAAAAAATGAAATATTTTTTTCAGGGAATTTCAAGAAATTCAAGACAAAAAAATAGAAATTTTGGGAAATCTGACCCAAAAAAGTTTAAAAAGTTTCAAATTTGATTTTATACATAAGAACTACAGTATCATAATAATTTAAAGATAATACCTTTTCGAGTATTTTTTAGTATTTATTTGAAAAGTAACACAAGGCTTATAATATAAAATAATAAATATAAACATTAATAATTAATAAACATGGCAGAATTTGTATTTGTCTCTCCGGGAGCAAAATTTAGAGAACGTGACATAACATTCGTTACACGTAACGTGGGTATCACCACTTTAGGTTTAGTTGGTGAAACATTAAAAGGACCTGCATTTGAACATATCTTTATTCAGGATAAGGGTCAATTTCAAACAAGATTCGGTGCTCAAAGCATTGAAAGATTTGCAAGTGGTGATAAAGGTCTTAAATATCAATTACCATATGTGGCAAATGCATATTTGGAAGAAACCAATCAATTATATGTAACAAGAGTATTGGGATTATCTGGATATGATGCTGGTAAAGCGTGGGCAATTACATTAAGTGCTGGTCTTAATCCAGCAACAGAACATACTTCTGGAAGTGGTACAACTGGTAACACAACATTTACTAATTTTACTTATTTAGGTGTTGTAATTAGTTATAGTGGTCAAACTGGTACAACATTTACTGGTTTTACTAAAGTAAGTGGTACAACAAATTTTGCTGGTTATTCATATGTTTTTAGAGTAACAACATTTAACAGTACTGTTGGTAGCGGTACAACACATTATACTAAAACACTACATACTGGTACATCATATACTCAATATGAAAATATGGTACTTGCAGTTATTAGAAGTAGAGGTAATGTGACTGATAATGTAAATGCTCCATCAACAACAACATTTTATACAACTGGTCTTACAATGCCAGCAAACTCAACAATTGTTGGAACTGGCGATTTGTTTGCACAATTTACATTACAAACATCAGATGACACAAAATATACAGCTACTTTAAATCCAAATTCAAGTAGTTTTTTACCAAATGTAGTTGGTTCTTTGCCAAAAGATAAAAACACAAAGATTTGGGTTCAGGCAATATATCCAGACTTGATCGAATTGTTAGATGCTAACGGATATGGATATGGTATTAATACTAAATTGATTGATTGTAAATCTGATGTTTATACAAATTATAAAACAATTTTTCAAACACCAGAAACTCCTTGGGTTGTATCTCAATTAAAAGGTAGCGAAATTGACAGATTATTTAAATTTGTCAGTATTTCAGACGGTGATGCTGCTAATCAAGAAATTAAAATCAGCATTGCAAACATTAATCCAATAACTTTGGAATTTGACGTATTGATTCGTGATTTTAATGATACTGATGCAAATCCAATTGTATTAGAATCATATACAAGATGTTCATTGATTCAAGGATTAACAACCTTCATTGGACAGCGTATTGGTACAACAGATGGAGTATACGATATTATAAGTGATTATGTTATGATTCAACTTGCAGATAATCTTTCTCCTGATTTATTTCCTGCTGGTTTTGAAGGTTATGAATTTAATAACTATACTTCAGCCATAACAAAAACAACATCTGGTGTAAATGGTATTCCACCTAAAATTTTCTATAAAACTGGTTATACTGGTACTGATAAACTTAGAAAAGTATATTTAGGTATATCTGAAAACGGATATTCAACTCTAACTTCAATTGGAAGTGGTATTAATCAAAATTTCTTTAATTTTAATAGTTTGAGAAATGATGGAAGTAATGCAATATCTGGCTTTACAAAAACTAAAGGTTTTCATATGGACTCTGGCGCAACTGGAACTGGTTATACTGAAGGAACTATTGTTATTGGTACATTTGAAACAGGTGCTGGTAATTTCCAGACTGTTAATGATGTTGTAGACCCAAATAGTCCTTATTTTGATATTAATTCAAGAAAATTCACTCTTGTTCCTGCTGGCGGTTTTGATGGTTGGGACGTGAACAGAGGTTACCGTTCATATGGTGATTTCTACAATCAGGGAGCTATTTATGATGGAAATCTTATTAATGAAAAACAAAAAACAGCATTAAATGACTTCCAAGCATGGCAGACTGCAATTAACACTTTCTCAAATCCTGAAGAAGTTACAATTAACCTTTTTGCAACTCCGGGTATTGACTGGTCAAATAATACTATTTTGGTTGAAGACACAATCGATGTAATTGAACAGGATAGAGCAGATACATTATATGTTATTGATGCTCCACTTATTGGAAATCCACAATTAGTTGGTCAACCAAAACAAGATGTTCAATTTGCAACAGATGTTGCTGGATTGCTTAATGATACTGGCATTGATTCAAGTTATTCATGCACATACTTCCCTTGGATACAGATAGCAGATACTCAGAATAATGTTAATGTTTATCTTCCACCAACAGGTGAAGTTGTAAAAGCAATGGCATTTACTGACAATACTGCATTCCCTTGGTTCGCACCTGCTGGTTTGAATCGTGGTGTAACTGATGCAAGAAAATCAATGTTCAAATTATCACAGGATGCTCGTGATGTTTTATATAAAGGTAGAATTAATCCATTGGCTGATTTTGCAGATGCAGGTACAGCAATATTTGGACAAAAAACATTACAAGTTAAAGAAAGTGCTCTTGACAGAATCAATGTTCGTAGATTATTACTTCAGATCAAGGTTCTTATTGCAAATATTGCAATCAGACTTGTATTTGAACAAGGTGATCAAACAACAATTGATCAGTTCATAACTAAATCTACTCCAGTTCTTGATACAATTAAGAGAGAAAGAGGTTTGAATGACTACAAAATCAAGATGGATAATAGCAATAACAGTCAAGAAAGTATGGACAGAAATGAATTGTATGGTGATTTATACTTGAAACCAACACGTGCTGTTGAATTCATAGGTATCACATTTACAATTACTCCTTCTGGAGCATCTTTTGCTGATATTGGTGCATAATAGATTTTTAAGACGTAAGTATTTATAATAAAAATAAGCATATATAATTTAAAACAGACAATGATATGGCAGAAATGATAAGAAGTATCCCCTTCCAATATGAACCCAAGAGGATAAATAGATTCTTCGCAGAATTTAGTGACGATTTAGGTATTGAAGTTTGGAAAATCCAAAAATTCAAAAGACCTTCAATGAAAATTAATTCAGTTCAGATTCAATTTATGAACGAACAGGACTATGTTGCTGGCAGATATAGTTGGGAAGAAATGCAATTAACATTCTATGACCCAATCGGACCGTCTACATCACAACAATTGATGGAGTGGGTACGTTTACATGCAGAATCACTTACAGGTCGTATGGGTTATGCAGCAGGTTATAAGAAAAACGTTCTTTTAAAAGCTGTTGACCCAACAGGGGTTGAGGTTGAAAAATGGACTTTGGAACAATGTATGATTACAGCAATCGACTTTGGTGAAAACAGTTATGAGGAAGATGGGTTGACTACGGTCCAACTAACTATCCAACCGTGGCGTTGCATCCTAAATATGTAGTTAATAATCAAAAAGTTACATATTATAAAAAATTTAAAAAAGTCACTTAATTGTGACTTTTTTATGTATTATAACTGCATGATTTTTCTGAAAATTTCATGCACTATGCAGCTAATTCCTGAATTCTGTTTTTTACAATAATATCAATATAATATGACATGTTTTTTGTTTCAATTATTTTATAATTATCATTATTATGAGAAAACCAAACAAGATATGATTTACCAAGTTTAATTGGTATGTTTTTTTCAATAATATATTTATATAAACCAAGTTGTAATGAATATAATTCAAGATCACAATCTTCAAGTAAATATAAATCATTAATTAAATGTCTGTCTTTCATTTCATAAGTAAATTCTTTATTGGTTTTATAGTCCCAGATTTGAAATTCTTTTGCCTTTACATTCCAGAATAAAATATCAAGCATACCACCAATTAATGTTTCTCTATCATATACTACTAATTCTGTTCGAATTGGAATTAATTTACCTTGAACATCACCATAAAATTTATCTACATGTTTTTTACAAATATTATATGTATATAGTACGGGGTCAAATCCAAATTCATTTAATATTAATTGTTTTGGATATTCAAATTTTTTATTCTGAAATAAATTTTCAGCATAATCATGTATTGCTGAACCTCTGATTGTACCTTTTTTGTTGATAAATTTCCATGCTCTGATTATTTCTTTAGGAGTTATATCAAATTGGTTTCCTTTATATTCAGACCAGTATTTTTCATTAAATTCTTCTTGATATTTATGTATTAATGTGGTTACTGATATTAGTTCTTTACCATCAAGATAATATTTATGTGGTTCATCATAAAAGGTTACGTCATTAAATGCTGTAAACAATTCATTAGATATAGGAAAATCAGTATTCATAATTGTTGTTCCGTAATTAAATTATAATTATTTTCAATTATTTGAATTATTGGCATAATATTTGTAATATATATTATATGAAACTTATTCTTAAAATTAAACTTTTGCCAAGTGCTGAACAAGCAGAATACCTTTTTAATACAATTAAGGAAGCTAATAATGCTTGTAATGATATTTCTAATATTGCTTGGCAAACCAAATGTTTTAATCAGTTTAAACTTCACAATGAATGCTATTATCGGATTAAAAATAAGTTTAATCTTAGCAGTCAAATTATTGTAAGATGTATTAGCAAAGTTTCTGACAGTTATAAATCTGATAAAAAAATTAAAAGAACTTTTAAACTTTTTGGTAGTATTACTTATGATAGTCGAATACTTACCTATAAAATAAATGATATTGTTAATATTTGGTCTATTGGTGGTAGATTGAAAATATCCTTTATTTGTCATAATCGAAATTATCTTCCTTATATTAAAGGTGAAGCAGATTTGGTATTTAAGAAAGACAAATTTTATTTGTTTCAAACTGTTGAAGTACCTGATACGGAAATCGAAGACATTGAAGAATTTATTGGTGTTGATTTTGGTCAAACTGATATTGCAGTACTTTCTGATGGCACTAATTATAATTCCGAACAACTTAAAAAAGTTCGTAAAAAATATTCTAAAGTAAGAGCGTCTGTTCAATCCAAAGGCACAAAAAAGGAATCTTCTAATTCTACTAAAAAGAATTGTAAGAAACTTTTGAAACGGCTTAGTGGGAGAGAAAAACGTTTTGTTATGATTAATAATCATACAATAAGCAAGCAGATTGTAGCAAAAGCCAAAGAAGAACATAAAGGTATTGCTATTGAAGATTTGACTAATATTCGTAAAACAGCAAAAACAAAGAGTAAAGCACAAAAAACTGAATTGAATCGTTGGAGTTTTTATCAACTTCGCAGTTTTCTCACTTATAAATCCTTGCTTTCTGGTGTTAAATTGATTGCTGTACCACCTGCCTATACCAGTCAAACTTGCAATATTTGTAATCATATTGGCATTAGAAATAGTAAACGCTTTAGATGTAAAAATTGTGGTAATGTTATGGATGCAGATTATAATGCTGCTAAGAATATTGCTGCATGGGGAGTTAGTGTAAATACTCCTGAAAAATCCGCTATGTTCTGCTCTTTGCATAATTAGTGAGGTTTAAAGCCAACAAGTCTTTAGTTTGTGGGTAGTTTACAGAGTGCAAAAGTAATTAATTTTTAATTAATAACAATATTTTTTTGTAAAATATTATCAAGATTAATTTTTTCTAAGTCATTTATTAATGCATTTTTATCTGCTGGCAAACCTGAATATCCATGAATATGATTAATAAGTGCGTTTATAATTATTTTTAATGCTACCACCAATACATCACCTCTTGCAACTGGATGACCTTCAGAAAATATTCTTACTCTATCATCTGCTGTTAATTCTGCTGCTTTAAATTGTGGTTTGCCAGTATGTGATATTAATGCAATTTTGTCGCTCAATATAACTGTACTGCTTTGATAAGTAGGAGTTGTTGCGATCAAATTTTCTGGTTCAAAAACAAGATTAATTGATGCTGGATTTTTTGTATTTAATTTTAACACATTGCCATTTTCATGTTTGCCTGCCCTTATATGAACTTCATTTGTTCGTAAAATAACGTCAGCATTGACCTTACCTACTATTGCAACATCGCTTGGTAAAGGATATACTCCTATCGCATCAGGAAGAGTTGAAGGTGCTGTTTCTGGGAGAGTTAATCCCATATTTGTTGTTGATAATGCTGTATAAATCGTATCAAAACCAATTTTATGTGGTTGCGATATAATACTGCCCATCCAAAACCTACTTCTTTGAGGATATTTTATGTCTTCAAGAAAAATTCTAACAATTTCGCCCACTTGCGGAATAAGGAAGAAGAATTTTGGTAACATAGGATAGCAATAAGGTAAATCAGCATTCCCTGTCTGATTATCCAAATCGGGTATTTTAACTTGAATTCTGCCACCATCTGTCGGGTCGTCAATAGATATCACCTCACCATAATAAATTGTTCTGGTGACTTCGTAAGTACCTAATTTCTTAAAAGGATTACTTGTTTGTATTATTGGTTTATCAAATCCTGACATTATCTTTTCTCCATTTCTTCGATTAATAAAACATAAGAATTTTCTGTCTCAGTTAATACTTTAATTTTTTCGTTAATTTTTTTTTCAAGTTCTTCAGCTTCGTAAGTATAATTAATAATCTCCTGTTTTAATGTATCATGTTTTACTTTGATATCATTAAGCATTTTATTTAATTCAATTGGTGTACATTTATTTAAATTTTCCATTATTGTATAATTCCATAACCTTTTGCATAATAAATAGTTGAACCAAACACCGTAACGGGTCCCGTTGGTGATATGCCTGCAGCCGAAAGCGTAATCCCCGGTGGTATTGCCACTGTTATTACCGCATCTTGTTGAAATGCTTTAATATATTCTTCGGCTCTAATTCTTTCCATAATTTCATCTGGAGCAACACCGCCAGAAGGTAATACACCTACAGGTAAGCCAGCTTCGCTTTTGCGAGCAATAATGCGTGATGCAATTTTTATTGGTGATAATCCAGAGCGTTGTGCTACCCCAATTAATATTAATGGAGTTGGCACTACGGGCGGTCCGCCAATTGAGGATAGGTTTAATATTTTATTAAACGCACCAATAATTGAATCAACATTATTGAAATCGGTTGCCATTTTTTATTTTACTTTTACTTCTTCAAGAACGATTTTTGTTGCTGCTTGAGTTGTTTTTAATTCTTTAATGTTTATCCATTTCCAACCTAAAAGCCATCTGGTCATCAGTATCCTGAACCAATTTGGTTTAACTGTTGTTGCGAGTTGTGTGCCGTTTAAGTCACCATTATCAATGAGATATACGCCAAGAAACTGTTTGTTTAATTTTTGATCTACTATCATGTTTTTGCTGGTATTAAACTTTTAATAATATCTGTAAATTGATTTATTTTTTCTTTTATTATTTTTAATATTAGTGGTTTTAAAAGAGCCACTAAAAACTTTTTAATTAAATTAAATATAAATTCGTTTATTAATTTCATTGCGGTATTGGCACTACATTTCAAAAATATTTTAAAGTTTATTAAATCATCCTTTGCCTGACCAATTTTTACGTTGCCTTGATTCTGAAATGCACTTACAATTGCCAGTATTACACGTATTTGGGGATTAGTCGTTAATGCCTCTGCCAATACTTGCGTAATTAATTTAATTAATTTTTGAAAAAAACCATCTTTAATCGTTTCTTTATTAGTATTTGCAACATCTTTATCAGCTACACTCTGAGCAATCGTATTATTTACTTGATTACCGACATAATTTGGGTCAGTTGCTTGTCCAGTAGTGCCAGATATGTTTCCAATTAAGCTGGTTAAACCACTTAATGGCAAACTCGCTGCCATAACTCCACAACCTAAATCATAATTAACAATACCATTTATAATTTCTTCTGCACGTAGAAGCAATGCTGCATTATCTTCAGGTGAAATTTCAAAACTATCATCGCCATTAACTAATTGGTCGATTAATTGATTAACTACCAATTCATTGTGTGTATCATTAATTGTTCTGCCTTGATCTTTTGTAATTGTACCATATATTTTGTTCATAACCTTACTTAAAAATTCTTTTTTATCAATAATTGTAAGATTATCAATATGTTTATTTAGCCAAGTGCCAATAGTTGCAGTGTTGGGAGTAATATTTCCTTTCAGCACTAATTCATCAGTTATTGCATCATGAGACATGTGTAAAACCCCAAAATCAGCATTGCCATTTTTTATTGCATCATATACTGAACTATCGAAATTAGGTTTTGAATTATCGTATAATAATTGACCTGCCTGAGAGGTTGGATTTGTTTTGAATTTACCTGAAATGTCAATATCTTTTACTTTTACTCTTACGCCAGTACCTCCTGAAACAAAATAACTTGGAAGATTGTCGCCAGCATTATATTGTGTTACTTGATTTTTTAAAGCAGCTTTCATTTCAGGTTCAATTTTGTCAACAAATTTAGTAAATAATTCACCTGTTAATGATTGTAAAGCATCAGTACCAGCAACAACTTTTAAAATGTCGAGCAATAACGGTACAATATCGTTTTTATTGTTAACTGAAGGAAATAGATTAGTAGTATCAGGTATATTCGTTGCTTGAATTACTGAAGTGTATGAACCAATGGTTGTAAAAATATTTTTTTTGTCGTCACTTAAACTCATTCTTTATTTTTTCTTTTTACTTTCTTCCTCTTTTTCAAAATGTTCTTGAACCATAGTAAGTAATTCAAGTCTTCTTTCTGCGGTAATATCGCCATCTTCTTCAGAAGAAGATTTTGAGAAATTGGTATTAGAATTACCATTCGGAGTATTACCTGCTTTAACATTATTATCAAAAACTACTTCTTTTAAAAATTTAAGAAGCATAATTTTTTGATCAACATTTTTTGCTTCTAAAGCAATTACTTTAATAATTTGATCACCGATTGCTTGAATTTCGCCACCTTCTTTTACTTTTAATTCCCATTTTGTAAAAAGTCTGGTAATTTTTGCTTTCTGATTATAACTATCATTGTAGATTTCCTGAAGAAGTTTATTCGCACTTTCTTCATCAAACGTTATCACTTTTCTTATTGGTCTCATTCTTTTTATAGTTTTAGTACATATAAATACAGGTTATTTTATTTTCTTAATTTAATCAATCGTTCACATGCCTCATACTTTTCTTTTTTTGTATAATAGGCTAACAGTTCATTTATATCATCATTTGTATATACTACTTTACCTGATAGAATATGAAAATATTTATCAAAATATTTCCATGATTCTTTAATTCTTTCAAGTCTTTTTTCTAATTCATTAATATCTTCTTTTTTAATCATCAAGGTAGTCCATTTTTTCTATAAAGTAGATTTCTTTAAACGGTTTAATTGCAATTCGTATCTCTTTTGTTGATAAACCAGTCTGCTCTTTTAAAAATAATAATATCTTATTTTTCGCAAATTTATTTGTAATTCTTTTATTATATTTTCCTTCAGTCGTATCTTCCATGAATAATATG